GGATACTTGATAATCCTCTAAACGTGGAAGAGTAATGGAAACTACAGGTCAGATTATTGCAAGTGGTATTGCCGGTGTAGCAGGGTTTTTATTGATATAGGCTTTTACCCGAGCATACGCAATGCTGGATAAGATAGGGGAAGAGCTTACTCGTATCCCTGAGAAATATGTAGCAAAAGATGATTATCGTGAGGACATTCGAGAGATTAAAGAAACTCTCGGTGCTATCTGGAAACGACTAGAGAATAAGGCTGAAAAATGAAACTTGATCCCGTACTGCTGAATATGGCCTGTAGCTGGGCTATGAAGGCTTATAACGATAGCAACAAAGACGCTATCAAAATCGAAAGCAAATGGACATCTACTACAGTATATATAGCAAAACGTAAATCCATAGATGTCATAGCCTTCAGGGGTACACAGCAGGGCAGGGATTGGTTAACAGATGCTTTTGTAGTACCCGTGCCATACGCGGGCAGACTGTGCCACGGTGGGTTTTCTATGGCCCACAGGTCAGTCTGGAAAGAAGTTAAGAAACACATTGACCCCAAGAAACGCACCTTGATCTGCGGCCATAGCCTCGGTGGTGCGCTGGCAGAACTCTCTGCCTCTATGTTGAACGGTAAACACGACAACATAAACTTGATTACCTTCGGTAAGCCGAACGTGTTCTTCAAGGGCTTCAAGAAGCCAATGACTCTTGATAATCAAATCTCCTGTGTGCAGGGCAGCGATATGGTGGCTAGAATCCCACGCTTTTGCTACGGCCCCTCAAGCTCACAGACTATGCTGTACTTCAGCAATACCGGCCCTGACTATATAAACCCCAGCAAAGACACCAGAGTTGCTGACAGGGGCGACCCGAAAGACCGGATAGCTGACCACATGACGGACGGCGACAAGGAAAGGCTGAAACAGTTCCTAGAGAATCAAGACAAAGAAGACAACGTGAAACCGATCAACAAAAAAGCCAAAAAATTTCTGGAGGAAAGTTAATGAGAATCCTAGCTATTGCAATGCTGCTGACCCTTTCTAGCTGCACATCTGTACAGGATGTGATCGATAACAAAGAGCTATACTGCTCACAGTTCTACAAAGGCGTTCGTGCTGTGGGTAGAGCCACACTGTCTGCTACAGCAGGTGTAGTGGTGCCTGATGTCTGTGACACTATCGACGAGATCGTTGCGGAGGAAAACGCCGACGGCGTAGACAAAAGCGATAGCTGATCTTAGGTTAATCATCCAACTGGTGCTGTTATTCAAATGAAACTAGGCGGACTACTTAAATCCCTTGCTCCTACTATAGCTAGTGCAGCGGGTGGCCCTATGGCCGGTATGGCAGTCAAGATGGCTGCTGAGAAACTTGGTGTCCCAGACGCTACAGCAAACGAGATTGAAGACCTTATCGAGCGACAACCAGAGAAAGCGGTACTTCTCAAAGAAGCTGACAAGGACTTTGCTCACAGGCTGAAAGAGATGGAGATCAACCTAGAGTCATTTAAAGTTGAGGTTGATGACAGGAAAGACGCTAGAGCCAAGTTCTCTGGGGACATTACACCCAAAGTGTTTTGTATTTTAGCTCTTATTTTATATGGCGCTTATGTAATGACCGTAACCATACTGCCCCACGACCAGAACGATGAGACTATTATTTCACTCGTGCTGGGCCAGTTATCAGGCATTCTGGGCACCTGTGCGGCCTTTTTCTACGGCGGGTCTAATGGCAAGAAGTAATATGGAAAAACTGTTAGAAATGCTCAGGCGTCACGAGGGTGAGGTCAAAACTAATGATCGCCATGTGGCCTACAAATGCCCCGAAGGATACTGGACGATAGGTATTGGGCGTAACATAGACCCAGAAAACGGCATCGGGCTGTCTGACGAAGAGGTAGATTTCCTCTTAGAAAACGATATTGCCAGAGTAATCAAGGAGTTAGCCGCAGAATACGCGTGGTTTAGCGACCTTGATGATGTCCGAAAAGATGCTATGATTGACATTGCATTTAACCTCGGAGCTACGCGTTTACGTGGCTTTCGACGCGCATTAGCTGCTATGGAAGCAGGTAATTACAAAGATGCTGCTGTAGAGTTTTTGGACTCTAAATGGGCAAAACAAGTTGGTGGCCGTGCTATAGAGCTAACCGACATGATTGCCAGTGGCGAATATGTGCTATGAGGTTTAAATGGCTGTCAGAAAACTACAATTCAAACCGGGTGTAAACAGAGAAACCACCCGATATGCCGCCGAAGGTCAATGGTACGAGACCGACAAGGTGCGCTTCAGACGTGGCCTACCTCAGAAAATAGGTGGATGGGAGCAGCTTTCATCCAATTCTTATTTGGGTGTTGCACGCTCGCTATTTAACTGGGCTACTCTCAGTCTTCAGAATCTTGTTTCTGTAGGTACTCACCTCAAGTATTACATTGAGAAAGGTGGGGCTTACAACGATATTACCCCTATTAGAGCAACCACAGCAGCAGGCGATGTTACGTTTTCTGCTACCAACGGCGATGCCACTATTACTGTGTCTGATACAGGGCATGGCGCAGTGCAGAACGATTTTGTGACCTTTTCTGGTGCAGCGTCATTAGGCGGCAATATAACCGCAACCGTACTAAATCAAGAATATCAAGTAGCTACACGCATAAACGACGATTCCTATACGATAGAAGCCAAAGACACTAGTGGTAACACTGTGTTAGCTAACTCTTCCGATACAGGTAACGGGGGGTCTAGCACGGTAGGCACATACCAGATAAACACAGGTAATGAGATAGAGGTGCCTTTTACTGGATGGGGCGCAGGTACTTGGGGCAGTGGTACGTGGGGCACAGGAGGCAGCACTCTGGCTCCCATGAGGCTTTGGAGTCAGTCTAATTTTGGTGAAGATTTGTTTTTTGTTGCCAGAGGCGGTGCTCTGTACTACTGGGACGCCAGCAGTGGGGTGTCTACCAGAGGTGTTCTGGTAAGTTCTTTGGGCGGAGCCAGCCAAGTTCCTACTATTGCCAACATAGGGTTTGTCTCTGACATCTTCCGCTTTGCATTTTGTTTTGGAGCAAATGACATAGGTTCTTCCGCAATAGACCCTATGCTTATACGTTGGTCAGACCAAGAAGATATAGCCAACTGGAGTCCTGCTGCTACTAACCAAGCAGGTAGTTTACGGCTGTCAGACGGTACAGAAATCATACAAGCCATACAAGCTCGACAAGAAGTGCTGGTGTGGACTGATGCAGCTTTGTACGGCCTACAGTATCTGGGTGCTCCAGAGGTATGGGGAGCGCAGCTTCTAGGCTCAAACATCACCATAGCTAGCCCGAATGCGGCGGTGTACTCAAACAACATTGCCTACTGGATGGGCACAAACAAGTTTTACTACTACGATGGCACGATCAAAACACTGCCTTGTGACGTGCGTAGTTATATATTTGATGATTTCAACCAAGGACAAGCCGATCAAGTAGTCTGTGGCTCTAACGAGCAGTTTGATGAAATATGGTGGTTCTATTGTTCTGAAGGAGTTACTCAGAATGACCGTTACGTGGTGTATAACTACGTCGAGAATGTCTGGTACTACGGCAACTTATCCCGTTCGGCGTGGATTGACTCTGACCTCCGCGATTTCCCCATAGCTGCTACTTTTGGTAACAAACTGGTTAATCACGAGAAAGGTGTGGATGACAATGAGACAGGCACACCTACAGCATTTACAGCAAATATTACCTCTACACAGTTTGATCTGGACGACGGTGACCGGTTCATGCTGATTAACAAAATGCTGCCTGACATGACGTTTGAAGGCTCTACAGCGGATTCTCCTGCGGCTACCATGACTTTGAACCCCTTGGAGAACTCAGGTTCTGGGCGGTATGACCCAGCCTCAGTGGGGGGTAACAGTAGTGCAACAGTCACCAGAACGGCTGTGGTGCCTGTAGAGGAATTTACCGGTCAGGTATTTACACGGGTACGGGGTCGGCAGATGTCGATCAAGATTGAGTCTACGGCGGTAGGGGTAACGTGGAAACTGGGCGCACCTAGAATGGATATGCGGCCTGACGGCAGGAGAGGTTAGTGGCTAGAGACCTGATAAACAAGGTTACTAATCCAGCACTGCCGATTACACCAAAAGGTACCACAATAAGTGGGTATCTGGACGACCTGAACAACATATTACGTTTGTTTTTCAATGGGTTGTCCAACAGTGTAAACTTGTTAACCGGAGAGTATGGCGGCAGGTTTTTAAGCGTGCCCAATGCCAAGTTCTTTTCTACTACAGATCAGAACGCCGCTTCGCCCAACACAGCGTATGCGTTGCAGTTTGAGAATACGTACTTAGGGGAAGCCATAAGTATAGCCGGAGGCTCTAATACGCAAATAACTCCAACGTATTCAGGGGTTTACAATTTTGAGCTTTCGGTAGAGATAACTAGTGGCAGTGCTAGTGCTAAAACGCTGGACTTCTGGGTTCGCAGGAGTGGCGTAGATATAGCCAATACCGCCAGAGAGCACATAATAGCTGGCTCCGGTGGTGTAGATGACTTTGAATATAGTTTTACGATTGACGTACAAGCAGGGCAATACATAGAACTTATGTGGGCAACAGACGATACAAGCGTGACGATAGATTATCAGGCAGCGTCCAGCCCCCGCCCTGCCATACCGTCTACGCTAGTAACCGTAATATTTGTTTCAGCACTGCCTGAGACACTGCCGACACCGTAGGTGAGAGATGAGCGATAAATACGGAAAAAGCACAGATATAGCCGGTCAAATTTTTGCCCAGCAACCATCTGGTATGGGTGGCGGAGCTACCTTATCGCCGCTCGATCTAAACACTATCCAACAAAGCTATGCCAGTACGTTCCCTATGGACTTGGACTTCATGGACATGCTGGAGAAAGCTGCGGATGAAGAAGAGTTTAGGATGTTAGGGGTTAAAGATGCCCCTACTCTCGAAGAAGCAGAAGAAGAACTTGCAGCGGCGGCTAAACGATTGGCAGATTTTCAAGCCATGAAAGGGTCGGCTTATGGGTTGGGCACTACTGAAGAAGGCGACCAAGCAGATCAATATTTTGCAAAGCAAGCGGAATTACAAGCTGAACTGGAACAGGCTAGAAATACTTACGTAGCTTTAGGTGGTGACCCAGACCCAAGTCTTTTAAGCAAGTTAGGACAAGGAGCACTCGATCTTATAGGCGGTGCTGGGCAAGGCTTTTCCGACCTAATTACATTAGGTACAGGCCCAGAGGTAGCACAGACTTTGTTAGACCCTGTGTCTATATTGTTGGGCGGTCTTGGCGGGACTATAAACTATGCCGAAAGCGGGAAAACCACCCCTTTAATTTTCGGCCAAACCAGCAGTGGGATGCCTGTAGGGCTGAATATACCTGACCCGCGTTCGCTTATTGAGGGTGGATTAAGCACTCTCTTACCGGGTGCTGGATCAATATTAACCACAGCGGGGGCGGCGGGAGCTTTATCCCTCGAAGATGAGAAAGATCAAGACCCAACAAGTGGTGTAGGGCCTACCGCAGCCGGAGTTTTGACCGCTGCCGCAGCAGATGACGATGACGCTGTTAAAGTAAATGAAGTAGTGCGTGGGGATGACGCAATAGTCACAGGTGTAAAAGACCCCGTTATCAAAGATGTCATAGACCCCAACAAAGTACCGATTACTGTAGATGCTGGTGATGCAATTGGCCCAGCACAAGAAATCACGGGGGATTTCGGCCCTGCAATTGGCCCAGCACAAGAAATCACGGGGGATTTCGGCCCTGCAATTGGCCCAACACAAGAAGTTACTGACGATGGTGACGATCCAGAGCCACCAAAAACACCGGCAGATATTTTATTCACCGCTGGTGAACAGCAGTTTGAGGACGTAACCAAAACAACGGTAACTCCTGCTGAACTGGCAGCAATACTGGGGTCTGAAAGCACAGAAACAACCAAAACTTCCACTGCTCCTTTATTAACTGCGGCTTTGGCGGGCGCGGCTGCTGGTGGAGGCGGTGGAGGCGGGGG